GGGCTTGGAAACACTATCCTGTGGCATACTGGTCATCTTACCCCAGTTGACCTTGTGTTGGTGATCGAGATAGAGTTCGGAATAGAGGGCCCACCAGCGCTGATAGTGCTTGTCAATCTTCTGGCCACCAATGGAAAGTTCCACATCTGAAATTACACGTTCGGCTACCCAAGCGCGTGATTCGGGGGTAGACAGTCCAGTACTCTGGGTCTTAACCTCAACAAACATCTCACCAACAAGATCACCGTTGCGGGCAACGGTTACAGACACACGGCCGCTGTTGGTCGCCGTGCCGTTCACGGTCTGTTCGATACACTCCATAGCGAAATTGGTGTGGCGCTTGTATACCGCCTGGAAGAAGGTAACCTTAGGGTTTCCTGTGAGGTAAACGTCCTGGGCGCCATAGGCGACAAGTTGCATGAGACCACCAGCCATCTTTACTATACACTAAGAAAAAAATGCGTCACAGTACACGTACTTTTTTGTAAACCTATAGTAAACATGGCACCAAAGAAAGCATTTCCAGCCCCTGAGCCCGAGCCCGAGCCTGAAGAGGAGATGGAGTTGGATGAGGATGAGGAAGATGAGGATTACGAAGACGAGGAAGGCATGGATGTTGGGGCCATGATGGCTTCCATGTTTACCACAGAGGAGGGAGATAATGTCTGTACTGCTCTGGTGACAATCGGGGAGCACATGGATAAAACAAACAAATTGATTGAAACTCAGAACAAAATCCTGGTAAAGTTACTCTCCCACTTCACCAAATCCACTTAAAAAAATGTATCGTATAATTATTAACCAGTATGAGTGAAATCCATTACATTGACCAAAATGCCGACCAGTCGGCTGCTCAGTTGGAACTACTTAAGTCACAAGTTCAGAACATTTCGGATGAGAATCAGCTTATGACTTACATCACCCAACTGGAAAATCATTGGTCACTGGGTGTCCGTGGTGATCGATGTGTCGCTCTCACTAATTGCTTTAGAATTTTTTATGACCCTGAACAGCTGGGGTCTGATGGTTTTCCAGTGGACATGGATCTTGAGGGGCTTTCTGGAAAGCACACTCGTAAGAGGGAGGCTCTGGGTGAGCTCTGGAACAAAGCAAAGTCTCTGGGTATCATTAACATTGACTCTATTGACATCAACGGAAACAACTTTGACGTTAACCAGCGAATCTGGCGTCTGATTCGTCTGGAGAGAAACTATTTTCATCAGGTTATGAATTACGGAGAGATTGATGACGCTATCAACCGTCCGACTGTGATTCCGTTGAACCCTGATGCCGATCTCACAGAAAATACAATCGATGATCGTTCCCCCTTTCAAAATCTACTCCTGTCCCTCCTGGATGAGCTCTACGATAAGAAGTATCGCCGATACAAGGGTCACTGTTGTGTTCAAATCCAGACACCCACTGGATTCAACACCCGCGCCTGGAAACCTGTGATGTCCATTCAGGACTTTGTGTATCACACGTGTCAAAAGGAGTACAACCCAAATATGTGGCTCGATCTCACGGCCAAGAGTGGAAACGCTCGTGATTCCGCAAAGTATCTTAATGACTGTAGGGACATGCAGTTTCCTGATATTGAAAAGAAGCGTCACGTGTGGTCATTCAACAATGGAGTTTTTGTTGGCAAGTGTTGGATACCCAAGGATGGTAGGTACGTGACTCAGTTCTATCCCTATGAGAGCAAAGAGTTTACTTACCTTGATCAGACCATAGTGGCTGCCAAATACTTTGACAAACAGTTTGTTCCCTGTGACCACATCGAGGACTGGTGGGACATTCCGACTCCTCATTTTCAGAGTATAATGGACTACCAAAAGTTTCCCGAGGAGGTCTGTAAATGGATGTATGTCATGGGTGGCAAGCTCTGTTTTGATGTGGGGGACATGGACTCTTGGCAGATCATTCCCTTCCTCAAGGGTATTGCTCGGTCTGGTAAGTCCACTCTGATCACCAAAGTTTTCAAAAAGTTTTATGAATCCGAGGATGTTCGAACACTATCCAATAACATTGAGAGAAAGTTTGGACTTTCATCCATTTACGATGGATTCATGTTCATTGCTCCGGAAGTCAAGGGCGATCTCTGTTTGGAACAGGCTGAGTTTCAGTCTTTGGTGTCTGGGGAGGATGTATCTGTCGCTCGCAAGTATGAAAACGCCAAATCAATAGAATGGAAGACACCGGGTATATTGGGGGGCAATGAGATTCCAAACTGGAAGGACAACTCTGGTTCGGTCCTGCGTCGTATTTTACCTTGGAACTTTAGCAAACAAGTGATGGAGGCCGATCCCCACCTGGACCAAAAGTTGGATCAAGAACTTCCCATAATTTTACAAAAATGTGTGAGAGGTTACCTGGACTACGCTCAAAAGTACAGCGATCAGGACATATGGAACGTGGTTCCTTCCTATTTCAAGACGATCCAGAGTCAGGTGGCCATGGTGACGAACAGTCTCCAGAACTTCTTGGCATCCGAAAAGATTCGTTTTGGTCCGGAATTGTTCTGCCCCCAAAAGTTATTTGTTCAGAACTTCAATCAACACTGCCAAGAAAACAATCTTGGAAAGCCAAAATTCAATCCGGACTTCTATGCGGGTCCTTTCAGTTCTAGGGGCATCGAGGTGCGAACCGAAGCCAGGACCTACAAGGGACGGGCCTTCCCCGCGCAGCCCATGATCTTTGGGGTGGATGTTATAGAAGAGACCCTTCAGTTTGGTGAGGACTACTAAAAAAATATTATATGAAAGTAAGAAATGAATCTAGGTAATGATGAGGAAATAATACGTCCTCTTTTGAGGGCGTATGCCATAGCCACGAGCGGTGGCATTCAGTTGCCTTCGAGGACCTATCTGAATCAGATCGCGGCCATCACTGACATGAGACTGTCCGAAGCGCGCGAACTCGCGGACGAATACAAGAGGGAAGAATTTAAACCAGAAAACTTCAATCTCAATCAGACAGATGATCTTTATCTGGGAATGTACAACGCCACTCTGGACTACGGCAGAACTGTGAATCTGGCCAAAGTCAGAGACTACGTGGTGGAAAAGGGATTCAAAGAGGAAGATGTGAATGGATTTACCTTCAAGGCTCTTAAGATGTCCACGAGATTTGGAAAGTTCAAAAAGGCATACGAGTACAACAAGGAGTACGGTGGACGCAAGGTTGCCAATGTGAACAACAGCAAGCTGTCATCTGTTGAGTTCATAGTCAAGATAAAGAAGGGTCGAAAGGTCCAGGGTGCCAGCTTCAACGTGTTCAACACAGGTCGGGTGCGTTTTTCTGGTGGGTACGTTGATGGATCCGCCAACGAACCCGTGTCCCTGGTGAAGTACATGGAAAAGATTGTGAATCTGACACTTTCCAACAAACCGATAAAGATCAACAACGTGACATCCGAAATAAAACTGGGTGCGAACGCTGACGTGGCCCAGTTACATTCGCTGTTGGATGTCGGGGAGGGCCTGGCCAAGTTCGGCGGGTACACCCTCAAGAGCACCTACGAACCCGCGAGGAACGTTTTCTTGGCCAAGAAGAAAAAGGACAGTCCCTTTCTCTACATAAGCTTTGATAATAAGTTTACCGTATTACTGACTGGAAAGGGATCCATGGTGGTGGAGGGGCCCGAGTCACCCGCTGTGAGATCGCCTGTCATCAAAAGGTTTATAAACTTTTTAAAGATTGCTGGCATTCTGACCCCCACCAGACGCAACGTGACTCCCTCGCCCAAGCCCAGCAAGGTGGCGCGCCGAGCCAACAACAAACCCGCGCCCAACGTGACTCGCAGAGGGACCACGTGTCCAAAGGAGAGCCGCCCGGTTCCCTACAGTTTCGAGGGTAAGTGCCCACAGGGACAGGGTTACTACGTCCGCCCCAACCCCCAGGGTCAGCCTTGTTGTTACAAGATCCCCAAACGCGCGGAGTACATGCGAAACAAGGTGGCCGAGAGATACCGCAGAGCCAACGTGAAGGTTCCCGAGAATGTTCGAAGGATCTTCGGGATAGGATTCGGGACCAATGAAAAGTCTGTGAACGTTGGGCGCAAGGCTCCCACCAATCTGAGATTCGAGATGAATAAAAACCTGGGTTTCAAGATTGGGTCCAGACAGTGTATGCGGTTCACAAAGGTTTCTCTGGTTGACATGGCCATCAGGTTGGGTGTGGCCCTCCCCGCCAAGGTGACCAAGCCCATTTTGTGCGATCTGATAGCCAAGCACGTCGAAAACAAAAAATTGGCCACCCCCGCGCAGAACGTGGGCAACGCGTTACCGGTGAAGGGTCGGGACAACAAACTGAGACTTGGGGGCAGACTGTGTACCTCTTACAAGCGCTCTACCATAGTGAAGTACGCCAAGGAGCTGGGCGCCCGCGGGGAGATTTTGGAGACTGGAACCAAGGAGGACCTCTGTAGGGCGATCCAAGACCGAGCGAACGCCATCAAAAGAAAGAACGAGGGCAACGAAAATTTTAATTATTTCATGAATTTGGCCAAACAACTTAAAAACAAAAACCGTTGAAAACATATAAAATGAAGGAAATACTTGATAGGTTGACGATGGGTAAGGAAAAATACGGCCACGGTGTCCGTGTGGACGACGACACGACATCGTGGGGAACTAAAGAAAATTCATGGATGGAAATGGCCAAGGAGGAGTTTCTGGACGCCGTGGTTTACGTGATCGCAGATTACATACGAAAGCACCGCGGACCGGATGGTTCTATGAGCGATTTGGAAGTCGGCTACATGTGGAAGCCAGGTTTCGATGAGGCCGAGGATCCCCGCAAGTGGTTGGAGGAGCACAGGGAGGAGGACGACAACGGGCTCATAGAGTACATTTTGGAAAATTGGAAGGAGATGGAGCCGTGTAGACACAAAACACTTCTGTGTACCTTACTCAACATTTTAGATTTGGATCAATCATCTTTGACGGCTGAGCGATCTGATTCAGAACTCTCCTATGGTAACCTAAGTCCCATCCCCTAAAGCGTTCCTTCATCTGTTGGTCTAACTCTGTCGCTAACCTGAGGTGGGAGACTCCTCCACAGACTGTAAGTTTTTCGTACCTGTTAAAGAGATCTTCCATGATGGCGAAATCCTTTTTAGATTTTTTGGCTGGCAACTGATCAAAAAGTTTTTTAGATTCTGGTGAAAAATATGTCGTTTGATATCCATCGATGTAGACCTGATTGTTTACGGGTTTTCCTCTGTACATCAAAAAAAGTACTAGTATTGCCGCTACAATTAGATACATTTATTATACATTAACAAATAGTTTTCATCACACATTCCACCTTGTGGACTATGTTGTAGAGTGTGTCGTCATCGGTGACCTTCTTAGGATCGACTATCTCCAATTCTATTTCGTATGTGGCCTCGGATTCATCGTCTAGGTCATCTGGGTCTCCCGTGACCACGGTTGTGTCTATCCTAAGATTTTTCCTCAGGAAGGACGTGCGCTTCTTGTGTCTGACGTGGTCCATGACTTCGTCCTCGTCGTGAGAGGCGGGTTTTTCCAGAGACACGGCGAACCTGACGTCCAACGGTTTCCCCGATAGATTGTGATCCACCACTTGAATCTTTTCCTTTGTGACACACGTGGCTTCTTCGGTTTCTTCGTCTATGGTCATCCTGGTGGCCCCCCTATAGTAAACGGTGGACTCGGATTCCTTGACAGATTCCCATTGTTGATACTTTTTCAGAGCCCTTAGGACTTTGGAAAAGGTTTCCTCACCAACGTTGGTGTCAAAGATCTTACCGTTCATCTTTCCCAGCCTCATTTCGATTTCCACATGCTTCTTGGACTTGTTAGCTTCCACCAGAGGTTTGACCTTCGCAAAGAAATCCTTCATATTTAAAAATATATTGATTGTAATCCTTAAATATGAAGGGCCTGGATAATCTCGGTAATACTTGTTACTTCAACACTTCACTACAGTGCCTACTTCAAGTTCCTCAGCTGTCAAACTTTATGATTTTAAAAAACTACAACGGTTCGGATGAGTTCGTCAAGGAGTACCAAGCCCTGGTACGAAAGGTTTGGTTGAAAAAGGAAGGGAGTGTGAACCCACAGAGACTCTTGGATCTTTTTCGTGAAAGGTGTCCCCAGTTTAAGAGCGACGACCAACACGACAGTCAAGAGGCTTTCCTTTGCTTACTAGACATACTCGACAAATCTTTATCTGATATTATCAGGCACATTTTCTACAGCAAAATGATACAGGAGACGGTGTGTAAGTCTGGAAGATCCATAGTGACAGAGGTTTCGCCGGTGACCATACTTTCTTCCAGAAATGGGGACACCATAGAGAGTTCGCTGAAACGTCACCAGGATTGGACCGTTCTGGAGGGATTCACGGACGATCACGGGGTCACTCACCACGTGGCCACCACTCGGACCCTCTTTTGGGAACTTCCCAAGGTTCTGGTTTTAACCACGAGAATGTATGGAGAAAAGGTGATGGTTAAGGTTTCCGAAACCCTCGAGATGAAACCCTTTTTGGCCAAGGGATCGCCGACGACCGACACGGAGTACCAACTCTTCGGGTGTTGTAAGCATCACGGTTCGGCTCACGGGGGTCACTATGTGGCCTACACCAAACACAAGGGACAGTGGTACATAAAGAATGATGGGTTCTGTATGAAATCAGACTTACCCAAAGAAGATTTTTATTATCTACTCCTATACAAAAGATGTTAACAAACTCATGTTACCTGTTATTGTGTAGCCGAGTAAACTCTTGCCACTTAATGTCCTCCTTAATGTTCACCAGAGTCCTGTAGTAGGTCCTCCGATTGTTGGGGTAGGTTTTGTCCGTGCGCCTCCCCACTGGCTTCCACCACATGGGATGATCCTCGTGTATGTACCTACACTCCACTATGGCGTCCTCCTCCAACCAACCCACGAAGGAGTCATCAAACTTGTCGGGTGTAATCTCAGATTCGAAGTATAGTGCGCCCCTATCCTGAATGTAGAGTCCCGCGGATCCGTTGGGTTTCCACTTGACCTGAAAGTCTATGGTGTTTTCGTCCCTCGGTTTCCACTTGAACATGGTCTCGTGTGTTCCCAATTTGATTGGGTCATTCACTGGGGTGAACACGAGACCGTCGGTCTTGTAGGGAAGTTTGGGGACCACTTGGTTTTGAAATCCCTCGAGTTCATCGAGAGTGACAAAACTTTTAGTTTTTACAGTAACTGGATCCTTGACCAACCGCATGATCCCCTTTACAAAAAACTCCAACTTTTCCAACCTATCCAAAAAATTCTTATTTTTGAGGTCCTCCCCAGACACCCACACGGCGTCGTACATCATTATACTTTTGTCAACCAGTTCACCGTCTATGAGCGTTCCCTGGTGAGCGGACTTGGGAAGGTTCAACGGGGTCCACACCATCCTCAGTGATCGGTTGATCATTAGGGTCACCTTTTTCCCCTGAAAGGTGAAGGCCAACAGGACCACTCTGGTCCCGTCAGTCTTTTCGCAGACCACATAGGGATTGGACTTTAGAATGTTGAAGTGAGCCCGTTCTATAGAAATGGGTTGAGGTCCTGGGAAAATGGGAGGAACCTTTCCATTTTTAGAGATGGTACCCCAAAAAGTGTGGAATGTCTCTAGAGCATTTCGATAGAGTTCGGTCTGTGTGTTTACGATCCATTGATCATTTTCCTTCGATAGGAATTGCTTCATTTCTCTGTGAAACTCCTGAAGATTGTAATATGTTTGATATACACTCGTGTGTATAGGTGATCACCACCTTTGCTTTTACAAAGGCGCAAATCTTTATCTTGTTGAAAAAGTCCTCGTGTCTGAGTGGGAAGGAAACACCCTCGCCCTTCTTGCCCCTCAAAACTTTGATGGCACTCTTCGTGTCCACGACCCACACTTTGGGATTGGTGGACTTGACACTCCATAGGTCATCGTTGATGGGTCTGTCGACCTCCGTGTCAAACTCTAGCCCCATCTGAGACACGGTCTCCTGCGAACCATTGATGATCTTTTCCTTGAACATGTTCCAGTTGATACCCTCCTTGACCGCGGGGAACACGATACCGTTGTACCCCCCGGGAAACTTTTCAAATAATTTTTTAATAGAATCTTCATCGAGAAAAACACTGTAATTGAAAAAACACAACCTGTCAACATCTTTTATAAGTTTGTTTACTGCTGTCGATATTTCATAGGGGTTATCATTCACATACTGAAGTACAACCTGATTGTTAGTGTGGAAACACACTATATTAAGCTTAAGCATTGAGTGAAGTGTTTTCACCGTTATCGACTTGTTTCTCGTCACCAAGATGACTCCCACTTTCATCTTTGTTTTTATTGTGTTTTAAAACCTTAAGCCTTTCATACAAGGTTCCTAAAAATGGTAGATTACCCACGTGTCCCAGTGTGGTATGTATGTCTGCGTGGATCTTCCCTCCCATGAGTTGCCATCGTCTACAGAATGCGTAATCCTCCGATAGGTACCTCTTGCTATCCGGGTCTATCATACAGTCGAAGAGGGCGCAGTACTTGTCAAAGTCTCTGTTTTGGTGATCATTCACACACCAAAGATCCTTGTAGTGTTCCTCCATCTTTGTGAAAACTTCTCTTTTGATGAGCATGAATCCCGTGGGTCCATCTAAAATGGGAATAAATCCATTTTCAACTTGAATTTCTTTCGCACCAAAATTTACAACCAGACTTGATGATAACATGGCCATGTTTCTGTCGTCACCATTTTTCACAGCTTCGGCTGCCTGATTCCAATCAACAAACTTTTTGGGGTAACACGCGACTGCTATGTCGTGTCCAGATTTTAGGAGTCTCAGAACGGCATGGGGATCGAAATGTATATCCGCGTCGATAAACATGAAGTATTCCGCGTCTGATTTTTGCATGAACCGACCAACAGAAACATTACGGGCCCTGTGAACCAAACTTTCATTTTCCGTGGTGTCTATGTACAGTTGAACACCTTCCTTTATCATTAGGATCTGTAGGTTGATTATGCTTGTTGCGTAATTTTCCAAACAAAGTCCTCCATAGCACGGGGTACTAAGAAACAACTTCATTTATTTAATTTGTGCTCTTATCCTCTAAGTGTTTGTTGACTATCTGTTCAATTTTATTCAGAGTGGGCATACTTACTCCACATTTTTGGATGATGTCGTGCTTTGACATCTTGTCCCCCAAAACTTTGTAGATCACAACCGCCGCGATGCTGTTGGGGGTCTTACCCATGAGAGGCACACAGTCATCCAGAGTCGACGCGTACTTGATACACTTGACTCTGTACTTGCGCCTGTCCTCACCGAGATCAAACTCGTTCAACATCCTGTGAATCACGTGAGCTGGACGGGTGAGCTGAACGGTGGGCTCGGGGCGTTTGGACTCTCCAAATATGATATCCTTGAAAGTCTGGGTGGTTCTGCTCAGATCTTTGGTCGGAATACCAAAGGCATCCGCAACTTCTTTGGTGGTCCTTGGGACGTTGTTGGCCTTACAGGCGTAGAAAACGCAGTTGGCCTTGATGCCCGTGCGAACCGCACCGCGTGTCAGAACCTCCCCGTTGAATTTCCTGTACATAATCTTGGCGTCGCGAACGACCGATTCGGGAAGTTCCAGGTTGGTGACAGCGGCCGTGTCTATGTCCTTGTAGGCGTGAAACAGGGCGCGGTCTTTGTGATTCATGGAACTGTGGAAGTTGATGCGAGCCATCTTCTTGTGATGGTACGACGAAAACTTGGTGGAGCTTATCACCGTACCAGATCCCCACGCGTCCGAAAAAAGTTCCAGGTCCTTTGGCATGCCACACCTGGAGGGATCGGACACAGATCCGTCCTCTCCGACACCCGATGTCCACTCTGGGCTGTCGTCAAGGTATCCAGAATCAACCAGTCCACAACTACTACACACTGGTAGACCATCCGAACCAAAAAGCTTGTGTCCGCCGCATTCGCATATGTAGTGATTGATCTTTTCGATAGGTTTTGGCTTGGGAGGGTTCATAATCTCCATAGCCGAATCAAAGTCTGCCCATAACAAGGCTTCCATAGTGACCAATCCTTTACCTATGGTACGAAAATTACTTGAGTCATTTTTACACAGATTTTTAGATACGCCCAAACCTTGTAAATTTAAAATGTGTTACGATTACAGGATGAATATTTACAGGATTATTTTCAAACAACCTGTTCCATGTTTTAGGAAGTTTCATGTTGTTGAAAAGTTATATAAACCGTGTACATGTTTTTTAAAGTGTAAGTACCCTCCACCTGGACCCCCGGTGGCCATCAAAATTGAAGCTCGTCCTCCTGGATCCTCGCAAGTTGTTCGATACGGTCAACCACAGCCTTGAAATTTCTGGCCCCTGGGGTCGGTGGTTCCCACGAATTCCACGAGGCGTCCACCTGAGCGCTGTCGGGTGGTGGAACCCACGTTTCCGTGCCATCTGGGACCACAAAGTCGTCCTCTTCCTCTTCCTCTTCAGACTCGGACATGTCCTCCACCTCGGAGTCTGAACAATCGCTCATTATTTCTTCTGGGATGTAAACCATGTCCCCCTTGTACTCAAAGGGTGTGGTATCTTTTATGTAATGTTCCGTGAGTGACTCTCGGAGGATCCCATCTTCGTCGCTGTCCAGTGCGTACAGTGTGGCACCCTTGTAAACCTTACTCGTGGGAATGTAATACTTCACGATAAGAGTTGTGTCGAGACGTTCCACAACCTTGGCGTAAAGTTCTTCTTCTATCTCATCGTATATGGTTTTAATCTTCACTACATCATCAACCTGGATCTCATCGAAAATTATCATAGTTAAAATTTATCCACAAAAAATATTTACAAATAATACTATGAAGGTCACTATTCTCTCAAAAGAAGGTTGTGGTATGTGTCACGTTGCCGAACAACTCGTGAAGGATTTGAACATTTCTTACACAAAGGAAATAGTTGACAAAGAAACATTACACAAGAAGTGCGGCAAGACCGTTTCGACGTACCCACAGATTTTTGTAGATGGTGAACACATAGGAGACAACTTTGCCCTCGAGGATTACATAGAGGACAACTACGATCCCATACTCGAGGAAAGCAACAACAGGTATACGGTTTTCCCCATCAAGTACCACAACCTTTGGGAGCTATACAAAAAGTCTCAGATGTCCAACTGGACCGCCGAAGAGATTGACCTGAGCAAGGACACGGATGACTGGAAGTCTCTGTCGGAAAATGAAAGATACTTTATAAAAATGATTTTGGCCTTTTTCGCCGCTTCGGATGGAATTGTTTTCGAAAACATCAGCATGAATTTTGCCAGTGAGGTTCAGATTCCAGAGGCTAGAAGTTTTTATGCCTATCAGGGTCACAATGAGATGGTTCACGGCGAGACCTATAGTTTATTGATTGATAAATACATCACGGATCCCAAGGATAAGGATGAGTCTTTCAGAGCCATAGAGACCATACCTTGTATAGGCGACAAGGCCAAGTGGGCTCTCAAGTGGTTCGACAAGTCTCTGTCCTTCAGCGAACGGTTGGCCGCCTTTGCGTGTGTGGAGGGTATCTTCTTTTCGGGATCTTTCTGTGCCATATTTTGGTTGAAGAAGCGCGGTCTCATGCCTGGGTTGTCCTTTAGCAACGAGTTGATCAGTAGGGACGAGGCCATGCACCTGGAGTTTGCTGTGGAGTTATTTGGTATGTTGAAAAATAAACCTTCCCAAGAAGTCATTCATTCGATCATCACCGAGGCTGTGGCGATCGAAAAAAGTTTTATTTTGGAAGCACTGCCGTGTGCTCTCATAGGCATGAACTCGGGACAGATGTCCACCTACATAGAGTATGTCGCCGATCGTCTCCTCAAGCAGTTGGGCTACGAACCCATGTGGAGGTCCCTCAACCCCTTTGATTTCATGGAGAACATTAGCATGGACGGAAAGACAAACTTTTTTGAAAAGAGGGTCGGTGAGTACGCAAAGTTTTCAAACGAGGGAACTATAAACTTCGACGACGACTTCTAGAAGGGGCATCCTTCCAGCGCCGAAAATTTGGCCGTACACACATCTTTACACTTACCTTCGTTCCCGTCACAGCTTTTGTCTGCGTTATATTCCGCGTCGTGGATAAAGGCGTAACAACTTCCAGATCTGTCCTTGTAGACGTATTTGGTACACTCTGAGCAGAGTATGTTTGGTTGTTGGGTGATGGGTGTGCCATCGGTTTTGTACACGTGTCCACCAATGAGATCTTCTCCCTCGAAGCTACACGATATTTGAGGATCGGGTGTGTCACCTGTGGTGTCCTCCGGTGGAATGGGTTTTTGGGGACTTTCCAATTTTAATTTTTTTCTTATACAAGCGGTGATGTCATCGTCTGGGTCAGTGATGAAACACCACGTGATAAAAATCATAAGCACGAACACTAACAAACCTAATATATCTTTTATCATTCTACTATTATTCAGTAAAAAAATATTGACTAATAGTAAAGTGGATAATCTAAACAGAGCCGTGGTTTTAGATCTTGTTTGTCGACGACACACTGGACAGTCGATTCCCATCGACCTGCTGGTTTTCATTGTAAGAAACTCACACACCAGGTACCCTAGAAGGGATCGTAGGCGCTCAGTGACGCTGGTTCCTGAGTATGTTGAGAGGGGCGCGAGGGTAAAAAAGGTAAAATCTAAAGTGCGGATAAAGAGAGCATGGCGATTTAACAATTCATGAGGGCCCAAGTGATGAGGAGGAACACCAAGGAGTGTACCAACAAACCAACGGTCGTGGGGCAACCCGCGTTATTTGCGATGGCGTCGCCAAGCAACCCTTTAACCACCAAAAAGGTCTGAGGATTAGCCACAACAAAGAATAAAGCAGCAGACATCAGAGAGATCATAAACTTTTTCTCCTGCTTCTTGCCATTACAGCCACAGCCACAATCTTTGAACATTCCCATTTACTCTACACTCAGAAAAAAAACAGTTAAAGACCAGGGGCTATAGTATAGTATAATAAGAAACAAACAATGGCGCTTTCAATTCAGCTCTCGACTGACTTTTCTCCTGAGGCCGTTAACTTTTCCAAACTTCGCAAGAACAAGATGGGTGGCAAGGCTGTCTACCTCTCTGGGTCTGGCACCTCAAAGCTCTACGTTCAACTTCCCTTCATGAAGGCTCCCTATGGTCTTGGATCCTACACCGATGAGAACACCCACAAGACCACATACTCTCTCGACCTTTCTTTGGATCCCAATGATCCTGCGATGGTTGAGCTTGAGGACAAGTTGAAGGCTTTTGATGAGCGTATCCTCGACACTGTGGTGGCCAACTCTCAGGAGTGGCTGGGCAAGAAGTACACAAAGGCTGTGCTCCAAGAGGCGCTTTTCAAGCCTATGGTCCGCCCCAGTAAGAATGGGGAATATCCCTCCACCATCAAGCTCAAGGTGCTCCAAGATGGTAAGTCTGGGAAGTTCATCCCGGAGGCCTACAACACTCGCCGCGAGCAGGTGTCTCTGGACTCCATCGAGAAGGGTCAGAAGGTCATGGCAATCATTGATATCAACCAGATCTGGTTCATTGATAACAAGTTTGGTGTGACTGTTCGCCTTCAGCAGTGTCTCCTTGAGCCATCCAAGAAGCTTCCCGCCTTTGCCTTCCAAGGGGTGGATGAGCCCGAGGAGGAAGAGGAGGTTGAGTACGAGGAGGTTGAGGAGGATGGAGAGGTCGACGCCTCTTAGATAGACTTGAAGTTTTTCTGACCATTTGAATTGTTCATGCTCATATCTCTCATAAATTTTCTAAAATTTACCAAAACTTCTTCATTTGGAAAAATCTGATATATCTCAGCTGTTTCAGCTATATCTTTAACTTCTTTAAATTTAGTCTTTGCTATCTTTGATGTGTATCTTATAACCTCAGAAGGATTGTTACTTTTGTGGATTGCCAGGATGAACATCAAAGCTCTGTAGACACAAGATCCCTTGTCTCTGGGACACGGAATGGGTGCGCCGATGTACACCTTAACCTTTGGAAATCTAAAATAACTTAACAGTGTGTTGTACAAAGGGTTCTTTAAGTTTGCCACTTGGGGTGACAAGAAATATCCGTACCCGTTGTAGACCGACTCGGGTTCTGGGGTCCAAAAGTCCCCGTTGGGATCGAACAAGATGAGTTCACCCGATCTCCACCACCCGACCATGGCGTGGCTGGTGAAGGTGTCTTTGAAGTTGTTGGCAAAAATGTAAAAACAAAAATCCTTGTTGGGATCAAAGTTGTAGTTGAAGTTGACACCCTTTTTACTCTGGAAGTATGGGGCTTTCATGATAAGTTTTGGACTGGTTTTGGTGCCAGAGCTACTCATGATGAATGGTTTTTCTTTGAGTTTTGGCAGGAACATACTAAGACCCTTTATGGTCTTTTCTGCGTTTGATGTCCCCTCACGGTTGTTTAAAAAAAAAGAATCTCCAGACATAGTATATACTACAATGCTGGTAGAAAAGATTGGTGAGGGTGCCCACGGTCAAGTATACCTGGGATGCTTTAACAAGGCTTGTGTCTACAAGTACGCTGCGAAAAAATCGGACATCGAAAACTTGAGCACGGAGTACAGAATAAACACCTTGATTCACTCATTGGTCCCAGATGGTGTCGTGAGACCCATCGCCTTTGTGAACGGAATGATACTTTCGGACTATGTCCCCACTGATGGAAACATCACACCCACTAATTTTAAAAAAATTTTCAAAAAAATTTTAAAAACACTGATCACCATCAAGAAGAAGTATCCATCATTTAGGCACAATGATCTCAGTTGGAAAAATGTTTTTTTGGACAAGAGTGGAAATGCGCTGATTGGTGATTTTGGTTTGGCCAACATAGAGTTGGAAGGTTACAGGAATCCAATGATACAATCCAACGAGTTCAAGTACACCTACGGTACATATCCCAATAACGATCCCAGATTTGACATACATTTCTTTTTAAACTCAGTGTATGTTGACATACCAAAACTGCGTCCCACTGTATCAAAGTACCTCCCTCCTCAGTACAGGGGTCTGGACGGGCCAAAACTTAGAAACGCCAGACTGAAATACGGTGTGTCACACAGTGGTATGCCCTCACTGAAACAATTATTTTCTAAGTTAATAGTAAATGAATCGAAACGTGGAACAATCGTGCGGAAAAGTACAAGTCAAAGGAAAGGAAGGTCTTAAGGGAATGTCTGTGGCGCAGATCGAAAAGATCATAGAGGACAACGTCAAATCTAACGCAAATCTTATGTCAGACTTTATGCGGATAAAGAAGGGCAAGGTGGCCAAGGGTGAGAGTAAGCGTCTCATTTATTGTAAGTTCATGAAGGATAGACTCCGCCCCGAGTGGAACCGCGTCACCGGCTCCAAGGCCCCGAGTCCCCCGAAGGCCCCGAGTCCCCCGAAGAATCGCATCCTCGCTCAGTTTAACGCCGAAAATTTCCCATTCGTGCTCGAGACCGAGGAGACCGCCGAACCCTCTGGCGAAAACGAGAATGCGCCGGTGGAAAACATCTACAACACGGAGTTTGAACAACCACAGTACGTTCCTTATGTTAGAAACCGACGCAAGGAAAAGGATCCTTTTAGTGGCAAGCCGTCACGCACTATGATGGCCAGGATCGACGCCAAGATTAGACGCGCCAAAGCGGCCGGCCAGCCCGTGCCCAACTTTAAAAACATGCGCTCCAAAATTATTTGGGCTCAGACTTTCAAACCCGGGGAGGTACCCCCACCCGTCAAGAAGCCAGCCATCAAACGGAAGGAACCCGAGAAGAAACCTCGCGCCGTCATGGTGCCCGTGAAGCGCATGAAGATTAACGGTGTCAACGCCAGAGTTCCCACCAGATCAAAGATTGTGTTGGCGGCTGGAACAAAACTGGGTCGCGCAGAGGTGAGAAAGGCTACCGAATTTGCCGAAATGATCACCAACAAACTTGTCAAAATTAATACTAAAAACACAAATGCTCTACGCACCGTGTTATTAAATAGATACGCCGCTGGTAACGTCAACAATATGATAAAGAAGATACAGAATATCGAATCTCCCAACTACAGCAAGATTCGCAACGTTATGAGAACCATCGAGTTCGAGAGGGCCAGAGTGCTCAAAAACCTGGGAGCTCCGATCGCGCCAGAGTCGCCCAAGAGAGAGACCAAGAGATCATTCAGCATGATCGGCGGTGGTCCCAAGATTGAAAACCTGGCTCGGTCTGGGCGGGCCAAAAAGGTGGCCAACCAAACCCCCGAGGAACGCAGAGCCATCAGGGTTATGAACGCATTCGCCCGCATAAAGGCCAAGAGCCGCGCGTTCGAACCCGCCGTGAAGATGTTTGTGACCCAAAGGGCCCCCAACCTGAACTCTAATAGCAACGAGGAAAACATGGGCGAAGTGGAGGTCAAAAGCGTCGGTTCCAGTGTGGGTTCCAACACCAGTTCGGCTGGTAGGTCCCCCAAAGCGGTGTCCCCCAGAGCGGCGTCCCCCAAGAAGGTGATGAACAAGGCGGAAGCCAAGAAGATCTTAGAAGAAGTGAAGGCTGCCCCCCTGAAGAGACCCGTGCCGCGCGTGGTCCGTAACATTAAGTCTGGCACGGTCAATCTTAAAACCATGAATAAGAATCAGCTCGTTAACATCGCCAAACAGATCTACGCGGTCGTGAAACCCGGTGAAACCATTCCATTTGAAAAGGCTAACAAGAATAAAATAGAAAAACTCATCAAACTTGGTGTGAAAAAACTCTGAGTATATATTAAATGTTACGTTACTTGATACTCTTAATAGTTGTATATCTCATCATCGCGCCTAGATCATCGGGTCAGGGTGGAAAGTGGAAGGTCTACGGGTCCATGGGGTGCGGGTGGACCAAAAAACAACTCAACCACCTCAAGTCCAAAGGTGTGTCACACACATTCATAGATTGTACAAAACAAAACTGTAACGGTGTGAACGCGTTCCCCACCATGATCCACTCCCAGTCAGGTGAGAAAATAGTTGGGTACAGTGAAAAAATATAACTATAAATTAGAATGAACAACTCTAATTTAAAAAAGAAGTTAGCTGGACTCAAACCCGTGGCCACGTCAGTGTGCGGTAAACACCTCAACAGCCTGGGAGCGAACAGGAACAATAGGGGAATCGAAACCGAGGCCAGGTTTGGTCGGTTTCAAGGGGGGCGTTTTGTACCAGGAGTCTCAAAGAGACAGTTTGACGAAATCGCGACTCATTACGATCAATCTGGATGGACCAAAACGGTTTCCAGGGACAAAGTGACGTCGAGGTCTCTGAATCCTAGACAGAATGTGCGTAAAATAGAATCGACCAACGGTACCAAGTACCAACTGAAAGAAAAGGTTTTGGTGGTCGACGTGAAACCCAATTACAGGTTGGCCAAGTCAAAGGAACGCACAAGTGTGGCCTTCAAGGATCTGTTCGACGAGACACCCAACAGGGGTCAGTACGTAACCACCAGAAACAGAACAACCTTCACAAAGGGGACGATACAGGTGGACCTCACACAGACCGATAAAAACTTTCAGGTTGAGATAGAATTCAAGGGCAACGCGTGTAAGGAAATCGAAACCGTGTCTGAAATGTTAGAGGATTCGCAGACCAAGAGTATGGTGTTCAACGAATATAAAAAACTTTTGGGTTCCAGATTTGCTGGACCTCTGCCACAGACCCTCACTCTGGAAAGCTTTAAAAAGAGAATTCTCACAAAACAACCCTATGCGGTCACGGAGAAGGCTGACGGAGAGAGGTACCTCCTCGTGGTCGACAGCAATGGTGGGATCAGTTTGGTCTCCCGCGGCATGGACATTCTCCTCATGAAGGACGCTGGGGACAAGCCAGATTTCGCGGGTACGGTCATGGACGGGGAACTCTATAAAGGTAAATTTTACGCTTTTGACATATTGACCGTGAAGGGTGCGAGTGTTCAAAATAAAAAATTACCCGAGAGGTTGTCGATACTCTATGATGTTCTCGTGGGCATGAGGGTTAAGATTTTGAAAATGAAAAACTTTTTGGTGGACAACGGGAAGGACATAGTGGAGTATCCATCCAGAACCCCCACTGGACTGAAAAACATCTACGACGCCGCCAAAGCCGTGTGGAGCAGAAAGGCCTCCTTCCCGTACCCTTTGGACGGCCTGATCTTCACACCAACCAACGATGTGTACTCCTCGAGAGGAATTCTCAAATGGAAGGATGAAAATACAATTGATTTTTATTACAAGGGTAACAAGCTTCACTTGGCTGGTTTCGACGGCAGCGGTAAGGACTACATGATTCTACCCTTCGAGGGCTACGACGGAAAGGGAACCTTCAAGACCAAGAGCAAGACCGTGGTCAATCAGATCTTCGTGGATAAAGAAGCCCCAGAGAATGTCCGCAAGGGACTTCTGCCGGCCGCCATTCCCGGACCACCGGGCGTAGGTGAGTTCAAGTTTGAAAATAACACCTTCAAACTGATCCGCAAAAGACCCGACAAAAAGTTTCCCAACGGTGTGGAGGCGAGCAATCAGGTGTGGGAGTCCATAACAAGCCCTTTGACCATCAAGGAACTCTCGGTCGGACCGGGAGCCATGCGGGACTTTCACAGCGAGATCAAGGCCAAGCTCATATCCAAGTACGCGGCTGGCAAGAGTGTGATCGACATAGGTTCCGGGAAGGGAGAGGACGTGGGCAAATACGTGAAGGCCAACTCCAAGCCAGTGGTGGGTTTTGATCTTGTCAAGGAAGAGTACCCTCACCCCAACTACATGACCTTCCACAAGGTGAACAATGAGGTGTACACCATTAAAAATTATGTGAAACAAAAGTTTGATGTGATCAATATCAACTTCGCCATTCACTATTTTTTCAAAAATAGAAAAACTTTTGAATCTTTGGTCATGAACATTCACGACAACCTCAAAAAGGGTGGGGTGGTCATGGCGACGGTCCTGGACGGTAAGTTGGTCTACCAGTCCCTCAAAGGGAAAAATAGGGTCAACACCAACAAGTACACCATGAACAAAAAGTACAATAATTCAGTCAACTTTAATAGTCCCAAGTTCAAGATGTTGGGTCAAGAGGTTGAGGTTTTGGTCAAAGGAACCAAGTATTTCAACAAACCAATCTCCGAATTTTTATTCAACTTTGATAAATTCATGAAAATCATGGAACAGATGGGTTTCGAGTTGGTCGAGAAGGGAAACTTTAAGGAGTTCTGTAGCGAGAGCGAGTGGTGCCGTCGTTACATGACCGAGGCCGAAAAGGACTACTCGTTTAAAAATATCTACTTTGTATTAAAGAAGATATGAAGCGGAAAACCAAACAACCCCCCACAAATGGTCACGAGATCATGTTCACACTGGAACCGTGGCACACAAAAGGACGAAGATCCAACAACTGTTACGCCTACGCCGTGAATGATTACGAAACCTTCAGATTTCAAAAGAGTGTTCCTGGTTCGATGGTGGGCAGAAACGGTTTTCACACCTACACCCACTGTAAGGGCATAGCGGACAGAGTGGTGGCCGACAACCCCAAAAAAGTTTACAAAACCAAGGCTATGACAAAGTGTAGACCTGGTTACTATAAGATCATGATGGTGGTCGCTCCTTCCAACGTGTACGGTAACAAGACTGGGGACTTTCATTTTTACAAGCAGCACAGCAAACTCGAGCACATCGTAAAGGCCGGTGACACCTACGCCAGCATTGCCAGAACGTACAAGGTTCCCTATTCCAGAGTCCTCAAGGCTGGCGCGGGTAAAAAGCTGATTCCGGGACGGAGATTGATCATCCCCGTGAATCTGTTCAGCCACAAACAGGGGTGGGCAACTGGACCACTTCTCAAGGACTCGTGTGGCAAACTGATAAAGGACCCCCGCAAGGCCTGTAGAAAATACAGCTACAACTACAGCAAGTACTGTTCATCTTTCTGCGTTAAAAACAAGGGTGTCAACGTCGGGCAGTCCGAGCTCACCAAGTACCTCTCTAAGTTCTTCTAGGTTGTCAACGTCAAAATTAATTTCAGTGGAAAAGTTTGCTAGGTCCCTATCACCAATCTCTAATTGTTCAATCATTGTTCTTATGGAGTCCATAGGTAGTTCGTAGACATTAGACGAACTATTATTTAAATTTTCTATCGTGAGGGTCACTCGGTACTCAGCCCCGCTGAGTTGTTTGCGGCACACAGGACACGTATCACCACCCTTGTCCTCCCAGTCCCCCAGACACCCAGCGTGGAATATGTGACCACATTTCAACTCTGGTGTGTGTCTCGTTCTACGTACCGAATTTAGACAGATCGCACACGAGTCCATTGATGTACGGGTATTTTTATTTTTGGTAATATATACGCGTCGAAAAAAAATAGTTAATTATAATAAATGAATAATATTCCACGTGTTCAGGCGTATATAGTAAATCAACCTAACAGCTCAAATAGAAGAAACAGAAATGGCCCCGTAACTGTAGCCATTTCAAATGCTGATATGAACAGAATAACTAGAGTAGTTAATCGTCGCGCTCCGCGGAGTCCACTACGAAACTATATTATGAACATGATTGTTACTTTTATTGTAAATAACCCTTGGGTTATGGACACCATTAACGCCGTGGGTGGAAATGCGAATGCGAGATATCGGGTCATAGACGGTATGTATACTTACTTATTTGGTTAGTTTCTTCGTCTTCTCAGAGTTTCATTCAGTCGCCTATTTTCTGACTCCATGGTTCTGATGGCGTCGCGGTATTTCAACCTGAGTTCATTCTCCACACCTTCTTTAAATATAATCAAAGGGTCTGCGTGTTGTTTACATCTACAGGTCGGACACTCGTTGGATGTTATGAACCATCTCATTATACATTTAAAGTGGAATGCGTGACCACAGCACAACCTTTTGTTGTTAGCCGAGTTTGTGCTGGGTACATCTTCCATACAGATCGCACACTTTTGTTTGAGGTGTCTCACACAGTATCCATCCATTAAAACATTTAACTTACACCCTTGCCTTTGGCACGTGTTCATTTAAAATAGAAAGTATATTTTCGTGAATTTCTTCTGGCGTGCGGGAGGCGTCCAGACAAAATTTGGGACACTCTAAATTTTCAAACATCAAGTGATAGTCACTGTGTAACTGATCCAACAGATTCATGTTTATACTGGAGTCTCCGTCCTGGGTCCTGGTTTGAATGTGTTTCATACAAAGTTCTGGTGACTTGTCCAAAAGTATGTAGAGATCTGGGTTCCAACCGTGATTTTCATAGGCCCATTCGTACACCCGAGCCTCTTCTGGGTGTTTGGGGAGCCCCTTCCAAAAAACATCCCTGGAAGATCGGGGACACCGTTCGTGAATCCCCTCGTTGGGTTCTAAGGTTTCCAAAATAATCAATTGAAAGGTGAGACCCCACCTCACTGGATCACTGTAAAATAGTTCGAGTGGCCACTTTTCAATTGGTTCGCGATGAACCTTGAAACCCTTCTTCTCCAAAAGGTTCAATTGTGTAGTTTTACCTGCGCCTATGTTGCCGTCAATTACTATTTTCATGCCCTCGTACCTAATAAGTGTTCGGTACCTTTAATAGAGGAACGTCACACGACTGGCACATGTTGACGCCGTTGGGGTTGAGACCCTTGGGCCCCACCTTCTGGAGCCCCTGAACCTGTTCGAGGATCTCGGGACCCTTGGACTGTAAAAGCTTGCGGTACGCGTAGTTATTTTCATAGGGGATGCCATTTTGGGTCATCACGTAGTCATTGAGGAGGGTGCTCGCTGTGTGGATGGTCAAACATCTGCCATCGGCCATACCTAAACGTTGCGACATGTTTACTAAACACTCAGAAATTAATTTGATGATTTTTGGAAATGTATCCCCACGGCTTGAAACCCTTGGTGTCCAACTCTTTGACCAAATCATTCACCTGGAATCCAAACATCACATCGAACACATCCGGGTTGTCGACCCTTCCAACCTTTATGGTTTTGTGGTTAGTCATTATGTACTGATTGATGATGTTGTAGGAGTAGGCGATCTCCTTGAGAGTCTCGGCCCCAGTGATGATGATCTTCCCTGTGCTGAAAACACTCGCGGTCACCTGCTTCATGTCCTCCGCGGGCTTGAACTTTATCTTGACCGCCGAGTATCTGTCTGGATCAAACGACACCGAAAAAAGTTTTTCACGGCTGAAAATATCAGCCAGATTAAACAGATTGATGTTGTAGTTCAGACTGAAATTGGTGTTGATCATGACCACGCGGAAGCTGTTAGTGGGTATGGGTGTCTTGATGTCCAACAGTATCTTTAACAGATAGGATAACTGCTTTATCACACGGTTACAGTCAAAAAGATCCGAGCACCCAGCAACCTGAACACTCCCGTTGGGGAAAACCTTTATAGATTTTGTGGAATAGTTGTCCACGTAACCAAGTGTAACCTGATTGTAGAACTTGGTCTCACGGAGCTTCCACTCAAAACCTTCGGACTTTGAACCCTTCATTCGAAGTTTGACACTCTTTAACAAAGACATTTTGGTCCTAAGCTTTTGGATATCAATCTCCTCCAAAAACTTGGACACCATGGTGATGGTTGTGATCTTGACCCATGAAGGTTGATGATCCTTGGGTAAGGCGCCTCTGAACTTTGCCAGAGACAGGAGGTAACTAAAGGACGTGTTGGCTATTTCGGAGTACATGTCTACTCCACTTACCTTTAGGGCCACACTGACTTGACTACATTTTGTACAAATTTTTTGTGTGTCTACATTATAATGATTATATTACTTGGATTGATAGCGGTACTCGCATTTTTGTATGTACGCTTTAGATGTAAACTTCCAGATGAAAACACGTGTCCCAAACTCATGCCATCTGGAGAGGAACAGGTTCCAGTCTGTACCAATTTTCTTTTTAATCCAGAGTGTAAACCGGTATCAAATGTGTGTGGACCTTTAGACTCCGCCTGCCCAGGGAAGGATGTAGACTACTGTGACTACAAAAGCAAACTGTGGGTCTGTAAAGATAGACCACAGTCTGGTAACACGAAATATTCTTGTTCGGGTACCAAATGTGTTGAAGATCCCAACGGTAAGTATGATGTCTCAAACTGTAACGACGAGTGCGCGGGTCCAGCAAACTGCGACCCCGATGAAGATGGCAACCTTCCGTACCCACAGGCCTGGGGGGGAGTTATACACAGCGACAAATTAAAACCAGTTGATAATTTCAAAAGTTACAAAAAGATATTAGTCAGTGGAGCAAACGGTTGCGAATTGAGTGAATGTAATGATCCATATAAACTGTCAGCTGACAAAAGTTTTTGTGTAAACAAAAACATCGGGCAGCCATGTGACACGTCAAAAAATGCCCAAGTTCCAAACGAGTCGTATGGCCCATACAAAGATCCGAATGCTAACTGGGTAATTACCTACATGTACCCAGATGGTGTCACGGAATATTGTACGTTTAGCAGTTGTGTAGATGGATACTCACTCGATCAACAAAATAATACTTGTAAAAAGGACAAAGTACCATGCGGAAATCCTCCACAATTTTCCGACCCGAAAAAAATAACGTGTAGAGATGACGGTACATATATTGTCACCGGGTGTATAACAACACAAGATGGTATCGTCTACAAACCAAATGGTAACAATACTGGTTGTGTCAAGTCATCGTGTGTAGATCCTTGTGGACGGATCGAAAATAATTGTGTGTTAGATCCCACAAATACCACCGACATAAAATGCGATGTTTACGGTAATCAAAATATGGGTTCACAAGAATCAGCAATTTTACAAAATGCTAGACAAAATAATAATGTTTACAAAAGTGGCAACAGTCTCTATGCGAAACAAGGAGACATGAAAAATCCGTGGGGAGGTTGCGGAAACACAAATCTCCCAGAATTTGTGGCCGATCCATCTACCAATAAGTGTGTAGAAGCATGGATATCATCTGGATTTAAATACACCGCTTTTGGAAAAGGAACCAATCCTGGGTGTAACGCTTGCCCTCCGTTGGTGTGTACTTCTAGCGCACAGAATAAATCGGATTGTATAAACTGGGTAGAAGGCTGTCTCAGACGCGAAGATTCTAAAAAGGGGAAATTAGTATCCGATTGGTCTAAACAATGTAAAGATTCTTATGATTTAAATCAAATGGCTTATTCTGGTCTTATGTGGGGAAATGTGTCCGGTGATTACTTACCTCTCATATGTGGTTCTCCACCGTGTATTCCAAAATCAGGGGAAATAGATTTTAAAATTAATAATGTTGGTAACGCATGTATGATATGGGAAGTACAAGATAAAAATGGTAATAGGTACAAAAGTCAATACTACAATAGTCAATGTAGAGGAGCCACAAAAAACTTTTCCATTCCAACGGATGGATCTTTAAGAATTGATATCGAAGGAGGAGAGTCAAAACACTTTTCTTCCCAAGAAATAATAGATCGTTGTGGTTACAATTCAGCAACGGGTACCTGTGACAGTACCATCAAAACCTATGGTCAAATATCCACTCGGTGTCCAAAATGGAATAAGTGTAAAACACAATACTATATAAAATTTAAATAGTTTATTATATAAATGGTTAACATTGAAACAGTTGGTATTGGTGTCGCAGCCTTTGTGGGACTCGTCGCTTTGTCTGTAGTCATAATTGGATTCATTACAAATTGGACTTTTAATTTTTCATCATCTGACTCACCAGATGTTCCAGAGGGTGACGGGGACTCTGGGTCAGGGGACTCTGGGTCAGGGGACTCACCGCCACCACCACCAGTGGACTGTGAGGTCAGTGATTGGACTTCCTTTGACACATGTACTAAAAAATCAGACGGTAAGTTTTCCCATACACGCAGTCGAACTATCGTAACTCAACCCAAAAATGGTGGGGCGCCGTGTGGAGAACTAACGGAAAGTGCGTCTTGTACGCCACCAGACGGTACACCTTGTGACTCGGGTGTAACAGGAAGAAAAAATCATTACATGAATGGTCAGTGTGTATTTGATAAGTGTGAAGATGATTTTTCTTTGAAAAATAACGTCTGTATCAGGAGTTCTTGGTACTTACCAGACGGCGTTGGTCCAAATTATCTAAAATACAAGAGTAATGATCCAGGTGCCAGTTGTCAGGGAAATGGTGAGTGGTACAATTTAAATTCTAATTATTTCGACAATTCTGTAAATTGTGCAACCACGGGATGTTTCGATGAAGGTAAAATAAACTTTTGTTTTAAACGTAAAACAGAAAACGAATGTAACAAAACAGCGTCTGGGTACTACGGTAACGGTCGCGACGATCGCGTGAAGGATTGTGTGTGGGTGCCTTCTTTACCAGCTGATAAAATATTCAACTCTGAACAGGATTACCTCAATGCTGCTACTTAAAAATTACACGACCCGTAATATTAAATGCACCCCCAAGTGGAAAAGTTGATATCTAAAGAGTATGCTGCGCAGAGATCAGCCGAATGGTTGGAACTTCGGGGCAACATGCTCACGGCGAGCGACGCGGCGACTGCCATAGGTGTGAACCCCTACGAGAAGCCCGAGGGTCTCATCCTCAAAAAGTGTGGTCACAACAAGTTTGATGGCAACCAAGCGACTTTTCATGGCAATAAATATGAAGATGAAGCAAGGGATATTTACTGCGAACGATACGGTGAAGTTTGTCACGAGATTGGTCTGTATCCACACCCTAAATACAAATGGTTGGGAGGAAGTCCAGACGGCATCACGGAATCTGGAAAGTTGGTTGAGATCAAGTGTCCACTCAAGCGTAAAATAACCCCCGAAGTTCCCGTTTACTACATGCCCCAGATCCAACTGTTGTTGGACATATTGGACCTCGAAGAGGCTGTGTTCATTCAGTACAAACCCTACGAAATTACTTGGCCAGGTCCCGTGGAATTTTGTGTCACGGAGGTCAAGAGAGATCGGGAGTGGTTCGCACAGCAGTTGCCCGTGATGGAGGCTTTCTGGAACAGGGTCCTGTGGCACAGGGAACACGGCGTGGAGGAACTTTTAAACAAACCCAAGAGGACACGCAAGACCAAAAAGGAAACGGAGCCGGTTGCCCAACCGTGTATGATCAAGGAATGTGAGGACGATAATTCTCATTTTAGTGATTAATCACATTTAACATCTATTTTGACTGTAAGATCAGATGTTGGCATTTTAAGAGTACCTATCATTGGTAATTTTTCATTAATTAAAGCCCCTTCTGGTAGGATCACATCAATCCCATTTTTACAAACATTATCATAGGTTGTTGTTAATTTCGTGAGTGTGGCGGGCGCAGATTTCCGTACGGACCAAATGACGAACCCAACCAGTCCTATGATACTCAATAACAATAATGTATTTATAATAGAAGTGTCAATCATTTATATTTTACCAGAAAAAAAAAGAGCCAACGCTGTGCCAACAACACCCAGACCCAACACCGCGGCGGCGGCTGTGGATGGACCTCCAGAATCTTTGGTGTCTCTAAATAAATTAACCTGATTGGATGTAACCACATCGCTGTATGTAATTTTAGAATTTGGGTGGACCGAAAACCACAGAGGTGAAAATGCCGACCACGATCTAGCGGTTATTTTACCATCATTTGTTTTTTCTTCGGAATGTTTTTTTACAATGTTAATGAGTGATTGGGGGTTATTTATATTTCTGGATCTTCTCATGTTTTCGAGTATCGGTTTTCTCATTTTATTTACTGAGTCAGCCATCATTGCTAGAGCATTTGTTGGTATGTTACCCCTTTTACGTTCATAGATCTCTATCATGGTGTTGCGTATGTTTTTGTTGGGTTGATTCTTGAGTGCTTTCGCTAGGTTGATCACTTTATTGGGTGGAATGTTACCAGTTTTTTTATTGTAAATTTCTTGAACGTATGGGTAAAGATCTTCTGGTTGGTTTTTCAACAAATTGGACAGTTGTAAGTTGTTCACGGTACCTTGTTTGTTTGTTAACATATTTGGTATATAAAAATATAATTTTATATCAGGGTATGAAACAACCATTCGTGATAGTTACCCGTAGGTTGGCTACCAGTGCTATCAAGAAGAGACCAGTAACAATAAGAAGTGCTAGTGTAAAAGCCTTCCCAATCGTGTTTGATACGATAGTTAATACCCATGATATCAGAACATCGGTGACAGGTTTCGCAGAGTTAGAGGTGGCGCTTCTAAGTTATGAAGTTGCTTTGATTCTAGCAAGCATGAGTGCCAAAAACTTGTTTAAAAATGATTCAAAATCAGGCAGCCCTTAGGGTAAAGATGGCTACCGTCCGCGCTACCGAAGCTTACAAGTTGGCAACCAAGACCCTCAAGGGTCGTCTCATTGCTCCCTATCAGAGGGAGGGTGTATCTTGGCTTCTCCTCAGGGAGTTTGCCGAAAGTGGCCCCAAGGGGGGATTTCTCTGTGATGAGATGGGTCTGGGCAAAACTGTTCAGATTATATCTACCATTTTGGGAAATCCTGACAAGCGTACCCTTGTTGTGGTACCCAAGTCTATCGTGACTCAGTGGTCCGAGGAGTTGGAAAACTTTGCTCCTAACCTCAAGGTTCTCATTCACGATGGACCCGACCGTACCAGGGATCCCAGAGAGTTTCTCAAGTATCACGTGGTAATTTCACCCTACAGCGTGATGATTGAAAAGGGTAAACCCAAGGGTGAACCTACTGTCCTTCATAGGATCCAGTGGGGTAGAGTAATTTTGGACGAGGGTCACGAGATTCGTAATCCCAAGTCTAAGCTTTCAACTAGTGTTCGTAACCTCCACAGTGAGATAAGATGGATCCTATCTGGTACTCCGGTTTACAACAGTATCAAGGATTTTGTGACCCTGTGCTCCTTCTTGGGTATCAGTCGGTCTTTGGTTCAGGGTATGTCTCCCAAGATTAAGGAAACCTACGTTCTAAGGCGCACTAAGGAGGATGTTGCCAGATTCAACATCAGGCTCGAGCTTCCTCCTTGTGACTTTCAGAATTTGGAGCTGGAAATGTATCCCGAGGAGCGCGCGCTCTATGGTGATGTTTGGCACAAGTGCGCTAATATTGTGAAGGAAATATTCAAAAATTCCACCAATGTTTCCATGCACACCATGCACATTCTGGAGTGTCTCCTCAGGTGCCGTCAGGCTATGATCCACCCTCAGCTCTATATGAACGGTCAATCCAAAAAGGAGGGAGAGGATCCAGAGATTTGGGAGGGTCGTTCCAAAAAGATGGAAACCCTATTGGACATGCTTCAGACTCACCCAACGGAAAAGTCTCTCATCTTTTCTCAGTTTGTGGGTGAGATGGACATAGTACACGAGATGTGTGCTCAGACTGGTATTACTGTTTTCCGCATTGATGGTTCGGTATCTAAGGATGATAGGATCAAACAGATCAAGAATTTCCGTGGGTGTACCACTCAGTGTGTTTTTATCATTCAGATCAAGGCGGGTGGTCAGGGTCTCAACCTCCAGGAGGCTACTAGGGTCTACATTACTAGTCCCTCGTGGAACCCAGCCACGGAGCTCCAGGCCATAGGTCGGGCTCACCGCACCGGTCAGACCCAAAAGGTTTACGTGCGTAAGTTAATCTACACTGGCGAGGAAAACTTGCCTAGCATCGAGCAGTCTATTATGGCCCTACAGGGTCACAAGGCTATAACGTGCTCCGAGGTGCTGAACGATCCCCGCCTGGCCAAACAGATTCCAGCCACAAAATCTACTATCAGTATCAAGACTTTACAGAAGATTTTCTTAGCCTAAAGTAAAGATGTTAACAGTTGGATCTATGGCTCAGGTTGGCCACGGCACGGCCATGCGCACCGAGGGTGGTCTCACCAAGAAGGATATTTTCTTCGATCTCAACGACCGTCGTTGGAAGTCCAAGAAGCAGTCCAAGGCGGGCGAAAAGAACCCAGCCCTTAAGATGTGGCGCGAGTCCGTGGAGGAGGCGGGCGGCCTTCAGGAAGGCAAGAAGTTCAAGCCCATCAAGAAGGGCACGGCGCTCTACAAAAAGGCTAAAAAAATTTTCGACAAGAAAAAAGCTGCTTAAAGCTGATTCACGTTATATATACAAAAATGGGTGACTTTAGCCACGTGAAAGACAAAGACACCAGAGAAATGTTGGAACTCACCTATCAGGCTGTGACCAACACAAACTCGTGGGAGTTTATGAAAACATTCACCCCAGATGAAAACAGTGGGTTCATGTTTAGCTCACACCCCCAGTTGACCAAGATTACCTGGGAGTGTGAAAAGTTGGGATGCGGACACTCAGGTGGTTCGTGGGGCTTCGCTATGCGTCACATGGAGGCCATAGCCAAGAAGGGATGGGAAAATTATGTGACCACTAAGTAAATAATGAACGCCATAGACGCGTGGAACGCCTGTGTTAAGAAGGCCAAAAAGAAATACGGGATCACAGACAAGTTTACCCTCCTCAAGGGCCCAGTACTTAAAGAAGCCCAAAGAGCCTACTGTGCCTTGGGCTTCTGAAAAAATATTTTCTCAGCATATATTAAACAAAAAATGGAACAGACCACCAACTTTGCCAACTCCAAGAAGCGCATGATCCGCATGTCCGCGAAGGGTAAGCCCTTCGTGATGACCGCCGACGGTAAGAAGCAGTACAGCCCCAAGGCTGCGTTCAGAAAGAACCGCAACAGCGGCGCCCTCCGTGTGCTCGACACCGCCAACAAGGGCAACATCCCCAAGGCTATTATGCCCGCCTCACTCGCAGGCCGCAAG